GTCTTATAATCCTCATTATAATCATAATGGGTTGGCTTATCAAAACCATAATGATTGTAATTGTCTGATTTTTCATAAATAACCTTGATAATATATATGTGTGCTACTATTACGCGTGTATTATTTAGAAATATTTCTATTTTCTTATATGCAGGTTCTCCCAATATAAGCTCTAACTCAGATGCGTTTGAAGGTGTAGGGGCGACAACAACATTTGCAACTTTCCAAACGAGGGTGTTTGATGAACCTGATGATTGAATATAGTCTTGATTTATTTTTAAGGAGATCGTCAAACTTGGGGTGGTACTTCCATGTAATATTTCATCTTTTTTTGTCTGCACTATTTCATAATATGGAATAAAGAGATCGTATTCTCCATCGTTATTATAATCTTTCATTTGCACATATGTTGAATTATTTCCGTACTTGTACAGCAAAGTTTCATACACTTTTACCCGAACGACTTTTTGTGAAGCATTGTATATAACCCTTATAATGTAATCTCCTGCAACTGTTTCATTAAAAACATATTTATCTTCCATTAAGCGGTTTCCGTTAAGATTCTGGGTTAACCATATTGGAGATCCGTTTGGCCAATCCCCCGTAGACGAAAAAGCCTGTACTGTGAAAGAGATGCCAGCAGGAACAAAAAGTGTTTCGTTTTCGCCAGGATCATCTGTTGAGCTTGTAACGCTATTGCTTCCACATGTGCCCACAATATAAAAATCATCCCATTCCCTGTTTGGTATCGGATTGTCTTTAACGGGAACATATTTCTCCGTTGGGGTTTCGTACGATTCCTCCTCAAGTTCTTTCACGTCATCCGAAGTCTCGTCATCGACCTCATCCACATCTTCGTTATCCTCCACATCCTCGGACTCTTCGTCATCAGGCAGGCTGATCAGGTATTCCTCGTCTTCATCGATGACATCCATGCCAGTATCGACGCCATCCGGGTCAGGGACGCCGAAGGGACTTGTAATGATGCCTCCAACCTCTTCTCCGGCATCATCGGGAATGTCGATGCCGGTGTCGACTCCGTCAGGATTAGCTTGACCGAAGGGGTTGCGGATGATGTGTCCTACTTCGCCGGTCTCCGGATCGACGAAGGTGTCCCCCTCCGAGCCGGATTCCGAAGCGGACGGTTGCCTGGCGATTCCGAATGGAGACGTGATGGTTCTCCCCAGCTCCTGAGCGGAGATGGAGGTTGTGTCGAGGATCGCCACGGCTGCGATGGCGAACAGGAGAAGCATGGCCATTTTGGCCAGCGCCGGAGTTTTATGTGGGCTTATCATCATAGGTGGTTTTTCTTGTTTTATGGTGAAGAACAAAGTCCAAACATATTACAATACCCCACGTTTATCAAAAAGTCAAATTAAAAGCAGACTTTAACGCAACAATAACACGTTTTTCTAAAAATTACCCCGCCCCTCTGTGTTTTCGGCCATCACATCCGGCGATGTCGAGTGTGATTACCCTCCCCCCTACACCACGTGACACCCGTCGTCCTCCTGCTCCATCCCGACAAACAAAAAGGTCCGTCAACTCAGGGGCTTTCCCTGAATCAGCGGACCATTTCGTTCAGACCACTCCGAAGACTCTCCTCTGCTCCTCCCAGCTTTCAGGAATGCCTTCACGAAGTTTATTGAGCGTAAGCGAAGCAGGCTGTCTCCCCTCCCAGATAAGCTTTACAATATCGGGCGCAAGGTTGGCAAGCTGAATCGTCCTTGCGGCAAATGAGCGGTCAACGCCAAGTTCGGCGGCTACCGCTTCGATAGTCGGCTTCCTTCCGCTGATAAGCTCGGCCATCGCTTTTTCCGCCTGCAATAGCGCATGCTGCATTTGACTGCGGCATCCTGCATCTGCGCCTCCGTTTTCAAGCACAACTATCGTCCTGTTGTTGTGTTTCTTTCTACGACATGCCACGCTCAGAACACAGTTTTCATCACCATGTTCCATGTCGTAAGGAAGCCCTGCCTCGTTCATGAGCTTTCCAACTTCACCACCATGGAAAACCAATCTGATTTCATGCTCATAGACCAGAACTTTCTTCAAAAGCGCACAGGCCAATTTGCGTCGTTCCGCGGGGAACATGCTGTCCCACATGACAGAGAGTTGAGCCTTCCGTTCGGAACAAGTCCCGGACGTCTCGGACAATTCTTGACTGACCTCGTCCGGAGATAGATCATGTCCGCATATTTTCGCAAGCATCGTCGGTGTTTTGAGCACATTTTCAATCTGTTTCAGCATAATGTTGTCAATGTCATCCGCAGGGACACGATGAACCGAACATGTGCTGAAAGCCCGTTTGTCGTCGCCGGTACAGACGTAATACTGATATTGACGACCATTTCCGTTTGAGTGTTTTGTTCGGAACATAGGCTTGTTACAATGTCCGCAATAGATTATTCCAGCAAACGGATTTTCGATAACGGCCGATGGCTTGCGCACAATCTTCTGCCCAAGACATTCCTGTGCTTTGTTGAACAGGTCTTCCGGGATCATGGCTTCGTGTTCTCCATCGTAGACCTTCCCATGATACCGTATCTTGCCAATATAAATCGGGTTCCGGAGAACATTGCGGATTACAGTGCGTGAAATGGCATGACCTCCATGCGAGACTCCTTTTTTTGACGTGCGGACAGGAACCACAACGCCTTGGCTGGCGAGTTCGCGTTGAACTTCTTTTATCGAACACGATTCCACGAAGGTTTCGAATATGAACCTGACGATCTTTGCCTCTTCCGGTTCGACGACAATCTTCATCGCCTGCGTGTCCGCCCTGTATCCGAGGGGAAGGACGCCGCCAATGTACTTTCCTTTTTTTCGTGCGGAGGACATTTTGTCCCGGATGCGTTCGGCGATGATTTCACGCTCGAACTGAGCGAAAGTCATGAGGATGTTCAGCATCATGCGGCCGGTGGAGGTCTGCGTGTTGATTTCCTGCGTGACGGAGACGAAGGCCACATTCCATTGCTCGAACTGCTTTGTCAGCTCGGCGAAGTCGCATAGAGAGCGTGATAGACGGTCGATTTTGTACACGACCACGATGTCGATTTTCCCCGCCTCGCAGTCGGACAGCAGTTTTTTGAGCGCGGGTCTATTCAGGTTCCCTCCGGAGAAGCCGCCGTCGTCATAATGCTCCGGCAGACACATCCACCCGTTCGCCTTCTGACTGGCGACATAGGCTTCTCCCGCTTCGCGCTGGGCATCAAGGCTGTTGAACTCCATGTCGAGTCCTTCTTCATGGCTCTTGCGGGTATAAATGGCACATCGTTTTACTGTTTGCATTTCTTGCTTCTCCTGAGGCCGAAGAATTCATATCCGTTCCAATTAGACCCGGTAATAGTGCGGGCTATGCCGGATAGAGACCGATACAGTCTATTCCCGTACTCAAATTTATTGCCGCATACGGTTACGAGATAGTCTTTGCCGTGCCATGTGCGAAGAAGTTTCGTGCCGTCCTGAAGGGCGTTGGTTTTATGCCTGCGGTCGGGAAGAGGCTCTTTGTTGAATACTTTTTTGAGTTTGTCGTCGAGACCGCCATAGAACAATTCCTGTATTCGATAGGCTATGCGACGGCGAAGAAACTCCTTGCTCGAATTTGGTGGTTCTGTACCATACAGATCGCGCCAACGCTCACATAATTCAGGGCGGGTCAGAACTGCCAGCGATGCCAGTTGTCTGCGGACTGTCGAATCATCTTTCTTCATATTCGAACTCCTTTCCGATGTTTGAGGGTACGCTTGTTACATAAGCATCGCTCTCCTCAATATCCAGTCCATTATGTGCTTTTTCCGCATTCTTTCCCGATATAATCCGCTTGATCACATTGCGAACAATCTCTGCGGCATAGTCGAGGTTATTTGGCTTCATGCTTTATTCCTTATGTCAGATAGTTTGAGCTTGCGCCGAGGCTCCGTAGTCGTGATATGCGTTCCCATACGCTCGGACAGCTTTATGCGGCCTTTCTTCTTCAACGCGACCGCACCGAATTCCGGCAACGAGCATCCGAGCATAGAACCGCAGACGGCACATCCCGCGAGGCAGTCCAGCCAGTGATTGTCGTGGTGTTCCGGCTTCAGCTTCCATTCGTCCACCGTGCGGCCGCGACCGGATGTCTTCACGCGATACTCTGCCGTCAGGTGTTCGGCGAGGAGCTGGTGAATGCCGGGAACGCGTCCGTAGAGCGTGAGGGAACCTTTGTCGCCCGTGGGAACAGCGAGGCGAGCGTGAACGAACGATTTCCAGAAGTTGGAATCGAATATGACGTGCCGGACAGCCCGTTTCTTCGCCACGCTCGGCATCATCCAGTTGAAGCCCAGCCGGTCGCCCGGCTGCTTACGGTATTCCGTCATCGGCTTCGAACTTGCGCCGACATACCTTCCGTGGCTCGGCAGCACAATTCCGGCGAACCTGGACTCGCGGCAAAACTGGTAGACCACCTCCGTACTCTGCCCCCAGTTTGCGTCAATCAGCGCCCGTTCGATCTTCAGCACAGCTCCGTCTTCGCGCTCCCACTCGCGTCCGAGCAGATCGTCCGTCAGGGCAGTCAAAGCGGCGTACAGGCCGCCTTCAAGCCCGGCACGAGGGAACTCGGACTGGATGGTCGGATTGGCATCCGCGAGGGAGAATTCGCGTCGATGCTGGTCGGGCCAACTTCCGTAATCAATGATGCTCCCCGTGAAGTTCTCCGCCCAGGCCGTTACCACATAAAACAGTAATGCCTTCTGCACGTCGATGAAGAGCGTCAGGCGGTCGCAGGCAAGTGGAACCTTGTTGTGCGGGATGCCGTTGATTTTCGCGCAGATGGCGTCAATGGAAAGAATCTCCTCGCCATCCGTGTCTTCGGGTAGCGGATCATTCTGATACTCTGCGGCAAATGCGATCTCATCCTGGAACTTCAAATTCATTGCATGTTGAAGGGCGCTGATCTCGTCGTGATTATACCGGGCTTCCCAGCTTACCTTCGCCCCTTCGTCCATCTCCGCACGGTGTGCTTCGTAAAACTCGGTTGCCCTGCGAAAGTTGCCTTCCTCGCGCAGAGCCTCCGCACGAATCTCGGCATACTTTTCCCAGAGCTTCATATTCTTGGGGAACTCGTAGACCATTTTCGTCCGTTCGCCGTTCCAGTCGGGATGCGTCTGGCGATTTAAGATGATGTCGGCCATGTCGCCCGGACGAATGATTGTACAGGGCATGATCCCCGAAATCTTCTGGCCGGGTCCTGCAAGACCGAGGATGTCGCCCGCCAGCACACGGATGCGCTTGCGGGTCTGCTCAAGGGAACCGGCGCTCTCGCTCGTCTGCGGGTCGTCGATCACTACGAGGCTCGGTCGAACACTGCGTCCATCCGGCCGCTTGTACTTCATGCCGCGGATTCGGCCGGTAATCCCGGCCACGCGCACCACGATACCGCTCGCCGCGCTACCCTTGATGGTCGGGAGCACGATTTCGTTGCTCGTCCACGTGATCCGGGTTCTTTCCCCGTGATACAGCTGCCCGGCGCATCGGTTCGCGATGCCGTCGAGCTGCTGAATCGGAAAGCATACCTCAGGAAAATCCTGGGCAAGTCTCTCGTTCACCTCCAGCTCGGTCATGAGGGAATCCAGCAGTTCCAGTGCTGCCGATTCCGTCGCGCCGATGAGCACAATGAACTCACGGTGACCGTAGAGCATCGACCAGATGGCGGCGACTTCAGTGATGCTGCTTTTACCCGACCCGCGTGGGAGTGCCATCGCGAATAGACCGCCCCTCAAAACCGCCTGCTCAATCTTATGAATCACTTTAATATGATCCGGCGACCACGGCAATGCGAAAATCTCTTTGAAGTATTCTTCGCAGAAACTTTTGAAGTCCCGCTCGCACCTCTTCTTCCTCTCCGGATCGACGACATCCGGGAGCTCCCCGATGTCGCGTCCTGCCATCGCCATCGCGAGATTCCGGTTGCGGGCCGCATTCTTCTTCTCCTCATACGTCAACGGCGTCATGCTCTGCCTCAGCATGAGTTCGGAACGGAGCCAGGCCGCATACTTGAACAGGTTTACCGTCTGCCCGCCGTCGTCGCTGATGCGGAAGCCTGCGCGATCCCTATGCCGCCTGAGCTGGCGGTCGTTCAGCACCGCCATCAGCGGCGTTGTGTTCACAATGCGGACGATTTCAATCGGCTTGAGCTTGGTCGGGTTCATTGGCATTGCTGTTCACCTCCTTCAGTATCCACGCCATGTAATGAATGAAATTGACTGTGCCGTCGGCGTTGCGTGGCGCGCCCGCGTCGAAGTCGCTGTGCAGAAGTTCCAAGGTCATGCCGCGAAAGCCGGACTTGACCAGAACGTCCACGACCTGTTCCGGCGTCAAGGCCAGCAGGTTCCGCTGTCTTTCCATGAAAAAAGATGCTCCTTTCTTCGATTTTCGACTGGAATAAGTTCAAAAGCATGCTCCGGTCGGAATAACTGGTTTTTAATTCGGTTTTATCTGGGTTTTAGTTCGATTTCGACTGGACAAAGCGGAAACATGCGCTTTAAGTAATGTCGTCCGCTCGAATAAGCTCACCAACAACACCAAACAGGAGGTAAACCATGAGCATCAACGAAGTCAAAGTCGGAAGCCTTATCCGCGTCAAAGTCGGAAAAAACCTCATCCTCGCGAGAGTCCTCGAAGTCCTCGACACCGGATTCCGCGTGTGCAGCGTCTCCAAGAATAAGGAATTCAACGTGCCGCAGAGCCGGGTTCAGCTCGACGCAGAACAGCCCGCCGCCGAACAGAAGCCCGCGCCCGCCAGCGCGGAGCCGCAGGCTGAGGCCGAACAGGAAGCCGCAGAGCCGGAAGCTGCCGCGCAGACCGAGCAGGAATCCGCAGAGGAACAGGCCGAGTCCGGCGAGGAAGCTGAAGCTTCCGAACAGGATGCCGAGTCCGACCCCGGCACTCCCGCCACCGTCGATGTCGTCCCCGAAGGCGAGACCGCGGAATTCACGCCTTCCGGCGAGGATCAGGAAGACGAATACGTCATCAACCCTGCCCACGAGTCCGACAAGCCCGTCAAACGCCTCTCCCTGCTCAACGCCGCCGTCATCGTCCTCAAGGACGCCGGACCCGAACGCCCGATGAACTGCAAGGAAATCCTCGAAGCCATCCTCGCCCGCCAGCTCTGGACTCCGACCGACTGCAAGACGCCGGAGCAGACCCTCTACGGCTCTATCTTCCGCGAGATCAACACGAAGGAGCATCCCCGTATCCTGAAGAGCAACGTCAAGGGCAAGTTCGTGATCGCGGACTAACGGTCGTAGACCAGAAATTAGGTTGCAAAAGCAAGCTAATTTCTAACGAAACCGCAAATTCCTGCGTCAAATGCGCTATATTTGACGCAGAATATTACATCGGAGACCGCTCATGAGGGGCGGTCTCCCTTTTCCCTCCACGCGAATATCCCCCAGATGGCGAACGCCAGGTGAACGACATCCAGCACAGCACGGCTGTACAGCCCCGAGGCGACATCGAAGCCGAGCCAGGCGATGTTTCCGACTGCCCACAGATAGAAGCAGAGAATGTTCTTCCTGACGTTCAGCACAGTCCCCGCGAGGCTGATGAACGTGAAGAGCCATGTGAACGCCGCCATCATGTGAACAGCCCATTTCTGCACATCTGTGCGAATCTCGGCTCCCGCAGGCGGAAGTGATTGATGACTTCTTCCGGGCTGATGCTTTCGCGGTAGGACAGGAGCTCATTGTTCTGCCCGTCGTAGAACGCCACCAGAATTTCCGGCGACCCGATTCGGCACGAGATCGAGCAGAACACTTCCGGGCAGTCCGGGTGCTCCTGGATGTAGGACAGTGCCCTGGCCCTGGCAAGCAGGTTCAGCGACAGGTCGGCTTTCGTGCCGTCCTTGTTGAATACGGCCCCGCCTCCAATCTTGCAGTTGCCGCCGTAAAAGTCCACGGCAAGTTTTCTGCCTGTCACGCCGCAGTCCCCGATGGGGCCATGCTTCATGAATCGCCCGGTGCCGTTGATGTAAAGCTTGTAATCGCGTTTCCCGTCACAGCAGAAGGCCACGGCTGCCGCGATGTCTGCGTCGAAGTGGCGGTGATTCATCGGGATGGCGACCACAATTTCATCAATCTTGTCGTCCTGCATCGTCACCTGCGTTTTGATGTCGATGCCGGCGTAGCGGGAATCGTACAGGTGCTTCCCGATTTTCCTCGCCAGCCAGTGGTCTTTCGGCATGTATCCGGTCTCCGGAATATTCGTAGCCATGCCCCAGAAAATTCCTTGATCACCCCACCCATTGCCGTCAACGCCCTGCGCGATGTCCGGCGACTGCTGACCGATGTGCTGGGTGACCTCAATGTCGTCGCCGCAGATCGTGTTCTCCTTGCCCCAGAACCGCTGGTACGCCCGTGTGTACCCGATCTGGTTGACCGCGACTCGAACAAACGCCGTGATGTCCTCCGGGGAATACTGCGCCTTGCTGGTAATCTCGCCGCCAAGGGTGACATGGTTGTCTTTGATCATAACCTCAAGGGCGTACCGCGTCATCGGATCGCGTTCGAGATAGCGGTCAAGCAGGAAGCAGGCGATGCCGTCCGCAACTTTGTCCGGATGTGCAAGAGACACATATTCAGAAGTTTTGTACATTTTTTCACCTCACTCCTGTTCGGTTGTTTCAGATTGAATTGCCGGAGTCAGCCGCTTCCAGTCGCAGCCTTCGCCGTACTTAAATTCAGCCCAGCGACGGCGGATGACATCGCAATAGTGTTCGTCCAGTTCCATCATCCTGCACACACGACCGGTCTGTTCGCAGGCAATGAGCGTCGAGCCGCTGCCGCCGAAGTTGTCGAGGACGATTTCCCCATGTCGGGACGAATTCTGAATGAGGTAGACGAGCATCTCGACGGGTTTCATGCTCGGATGAACATCGTTGCACTTCGGTTTGTCGTAGTGGAGTAGGTTCGTCTGGCATCTGTCGGAATACCATGCATGAGCGGCACCGGGCTTCCATCCGTAAAGAGCAGATTCCGAGGCGTAGTGGTAATCAAACCTTCCGAGTACGAAACTGTTCTTGATCCAGTACAGCGTCTCATGCACCTCCAGGTCGTTCGCCTTTGCGGCCAGCCGGAAGTTTGCAGACTCCGAATCGGAATGGAAGATGTAAAACACCGCACCCGGCTCCAACACGCCTGAAGCGCACTTGAACGCATTGTTCAGGAATTTGTGGAAGTCCGCGTCGGACATGTCATCGTTCTGAATCGTCAGGCCGTTGCTCCCCTGCAGGGCTACGTTGTACGGTGGGTCAACAAGGTACAGAATGGCCTTGTCCTCGCCCATCAGTTTGGCTGTGTCGGCGGCATCCGTACTGTCACCGCACATCAGCCGGTGTTCGCCGAGCTGGTAGACCTCGCCGCGAACGCTGACCGCCACCTCCGGGGCTTCCGGCACAGCATCCGGCTCCGTTTCTCCGGTCGCCACCTGCTTGTCGGCATCGCCATTCAGGAGTTTGTCGAGTTCGTCCGTGTCGAATCCGAGGAGCGATAGGTCGAAGTTCGCGTCCTGCAGGTCTTTGATTTCAAAAGGCAGAAGCTCGAAGTTCCACTCCGCGATCTCGCCGGTCTTGTTGTCGGCGATGCGGTATGCCTTGACCTGTTCGGGGGTCAGGTTGTCGGCGATGATGACGGGGACTTCCGTCAGGCCGAGGCTCTCGGCGGCCTTCAGTCTGGTATGCCCGACAATGATGACCATATCGCGGTCGACCACAATCGGCTGCTGCCACCCGAACTCCTTGATCGACTTCGCCACGGCATCCACGGCATCGTCATTGAACCGCGGATTCTTTTCATAGGGTTTCACCGACGTAATCGGTACGTTTTGGATTTGCATCGAAAGTGTTCCTTTCATAGGTTAAAAGTTGTGGGATGGGAATCCCGAAAACGGCTTTCTATTTTGTGCGCCGACGGCGTACAAATTGGTATTGCGGAAAAAGTCCAAAAGACCTCGCTTCCTGCTTGACAATCACTAAAACTCTGCTATATTATTCCACGAAAAAGAATTATCCATGCTAACACGGGGATTCGGCACAATGCTACCGGCAAATGAAAGCCAAAATATTGAATACAAGCTGGTTTGGAACGATGAATATCTGAAATG